TTTTATAATCGGCAACGGAAGCAGGCACGCCTTGGCTACCTGTCACCTGCTGCCTTCATGCGGCGTTACTATGAAAACCTGGTCGCCGCTTAACCCGTTGGACTCCATGAATTCCGTCCGACCTCACTGGCGGGCCATAGAGAACGATCTGTTTCTTGTGCTGGATGATTTCCAGTGGTGCACCTTCTGATGCGCCCTCGCTGTCGTCGTACCAAGCTTCAACCAACGGCGACCAGTAGAAATCGAGGTTTTGGTTGGGAAGCAGCTTCTCGAGTTCGCGGCGTATCGCCAGGATTGCTCGGTCATCATCTTCTGATTCGGCGGTGAGCAGCCCGGAGAAAGCCTTGATGACTCTGCGCTTGTGATTGCCACTTGCGATACGCTCAAAGTGCTCGGGGAACAGGAGGTGAAGAAGCATGTGCCGGAGCTGCTTCGACTCTGCATCCTCTATGTTGTCCACGATTTCTTGAAAGAGCCATGGATCGGCGGCCACATCTACCTGCCGATCGGGCGGCAACTTCTTCCATGCGATGGCGAGTTCGATCAGAAACGCGATTTCGAAGGGGCGGCGGGTGTTGTAGCCCTGACCTCCACTGCCGATCCCGTTGGCGAAGGCAGCCGACACAGGGTGGGACTCCGGCAGGCTGTCACCGCCCCATCCAAGAACCTCGTTCACGACCTGTCGCTTGCGCGCGCCGCCCACACTGGACGGGAATAGAAAGTAGACGCACAGGATCTCTGCCGCAAGGCGGGTCACTTCCTGCCCAGCTTGGCCGATCTGATCTTTGAACTTGACGATGAACGACCGGTCGCCCTCGTCGGGGGTGGCGACGAACGCTTTGTGAATACGGTCCAATACATCAGGACGCCATACGGACGCATCACTGAACAGCAGGGAGCCGTTGCTCAGTAGACAGTTGGCTCTGAAGGCATCAGCCGCTTGATAAATCTTGCTGGTGTCGTGTTCTGAGTAGTGCGCCATTGAGACCCCTCTGCCTAGTTTTATGGGTGCGCCCCACAAGCGCACCGTTCTTTAGTGCTTCCATTATATAATAATATTACATCAACTGTAATTGATCCTTGCCGTTTTCATAAACTGTTTGTATAGTCATGTCACTTCATAAATTGAGAAATTCCCATGCATACAAGAAAGAAAATTGATGCGAGACAGCCAAGCCTGGGCCTAGGTTTGCAGGAAAAAAACCCAAAAGAGGCATTCCGAAACATTCGTAACTACCTGGCGGGGCAGTTTGTCGGCGCAACCCGAGATGATTCACTTCTTGATGAAGTGTTGAAATGTTTATTTTGCAAACTGATCATCGAGCGCGGGGAGTTGCCGCCCGTAGATCTCGCCGCGCAACCATTTGAGCTTTCAAAGCAAATCCGATCCGTATTTGCAACAGTTCGCGCCGATTTTCCGGAAATTTATTCTGAGGAGTCGGAGATACTACTCGATCCAGCATCCCTGCAATTTGTAATGCAGGAGCTCGATTTTTCCATCATGGATTCAGAGAGCGATCCTATTGGCGATGCTTTCGAAGTTTTTGTTGGTAGTGAGTCGCGAGGTAACTCAGGTCAATTTTTTACGCCCAGGTCAGTAACCAACCTGCTAGTCGCAGCCGTTGATCCACAGCCACACGAGACAGTGCTTGATCCTGCATGTGGTGCAGGAGGGTTTTTGGCCTCGGTTTGTGCGCATCGCCAGCGGCGTGGCGTACCGATTGAGAATTTGGCAAATGGCCTGTACGGCATTGATAAAGACGCATATCTTGCGCAGTTAGCAAAGGTTCATATTTCTTTACTGACTGGTGGGCACCCAACTGTAATGAATGGCGATAGCGTCGCGCTTCAAAATGGGTCTAAAAGCCTGCGTGAATATCTTCCTTCCCAAGGGCTCGATGTAATTCTCACGAATCCTCCTTTTGGAGTAAAGATAGTAGCCGCCAATCCGGAAGTTATATCGACTTTTGATCTTGCTAGAAAATGGGTGAAGAACAAGAAAACAGGCGTTATGGAGCCTGGCGACAGAATTTCATCTAGTGTGCCTCCTCAGGTTCTCTTCGTTGAGCGCTGCTTATCCTTGCTGAGGCCCGGCGGGCGCCTCGGAATGGTGCTGCCGGAAAGTATTCTCTCAAACAAGTCCTATCGACACGTTGTTGAGTATCTCCTACGTCACACAGAAATTCACGCGGTCATGGGCATGCCAGAGGCATTGTTTAAGACTTCCGGGAAAGGTGGCACACACACAAAAACTTGCCTCCTCGTTGCGACAAAGAAAGCAGAAAATGAAAAGGCTACGCAGCCAATTTTCATGGCGGAGGCTAAATGGTGCGGCCAGGACTCGCGTGCACGAATAATTCCCAACAATGACTTGCCGGAAATACTTGACCGATTTGGGCGCTACCGAAAATCCAGAAAACTCAAGGACGCGAGCCCCCTAGGCTTTTTGATCGATGCAGCTCAGGTCACAGGTGGCGTTCTGTGTCCAAGGTACTATGACCCTCAAGCAGAGCGCGAATTGGCGGGGCTAGAAGATACTCATCACTTGCTTCGATTTCAGGATCTAGTCTCGGCAGGCATTCTCACGCTTACCACCGGCGACGAAGTCGGAAAATTGGCGTATGGAACCGGGACGATTCCGTTTATTCGCACCTCCGACATAAGCAACTGGGAAATAAAAGCCGACCCAAAACACGGGGTCTCAAAGGACATCTACGAGTCCCTCGCCAAGAAGCAAGACGTTCAGGCTGGGGACGTCCTGATGGTCAAGGATGGAACGTACTTGATCGGAACTTGCGCCATCGTGACCGAGGCTGACAAAAAGATACTGTACCAAAGCCATCTCTACAAGATCAGGGTAGGACAGAATCCATACGGACTAAACCCATACCTATTACTCGCAATCTTGACCTCTACTGCAGTTCAGAAGCAAATTCGTTCGAAGCAGTTTACTCAAGATATTATCGATAGCCTCGGCGAGAGGATTAACGAGCTCATACTGCCAGTCCCACGCAACCAACGCACACGGGATGACATAACGGAGCAGGTAAGACAGTCCGTTATAAAGCGGGGTGAGGCAAAGGAATTGGCAAAGCGTGCTCGTGAAGCCGTTTGCTGTTGAATTCCAAAAAAATAAGGAGAGACGAGAAGGCTCCTTTCCCGGTTCACTTCATGTAGTTGGGAACAGTTCCTTCTTTCTCTCGAAGATGCCATCCAAAAGTTGGTTCGTTTCCTCAATGGTCAGATCACCTTGTATTCGGTTTCCGTCCGCAGACTGCCAACACACATTGTCGCCACGATGACGGCCTGCACGCTTAAGTGGATGTTTATGACCTACCTGATATTCGGCCTTTCCATGGACAGGGTCACCAGCAAGCTTGTCGAAGGCAAGGACTTCATGAGTCACTGGACAGCGGGTAGCCGACAATCCTGGAACAATCAATCCAGCCGCTTCGAATGCTGTCCTTGTCACCACTGGAAAGTTCTCGAAGCAAACAAGATCTTCGTAAAGCTTTCTCTCCACTGACCAACATTCGGTCAATGTGGCGTGCTGGAAGTCATCTGCCAAGACTTCCCAACGCTTTGCGCGATTAGTCTTATCCTTTCCAGTAAGTGCACGATCTGTCTTGTAGGTCTTTGTCTGAATTTTATCCAGTAACTTTTTGCCAAGTACCGATTTGATCATCGGCCTCGCTTTCAGGAGCCAATCCACATCACCGTTCAATACCCAGATCACATTTTCTGGAACGTGTACCGGGTTTAGAGCGGGATTCGCGTAGTCAAATACGGATTCATAAGGGACACTAGAAGATGAGTCCAACTGAACAATCCGATCCCCAACACTCTGGTCCGCTTGATATCGTGCCACCACGTCTGTGATGCATTTCCGGAATATTTCTAAGCAAGTTTCGAATGAAGATGCTCGCGGGTCATTGCCGGGCATAAATTTCCCACGGACAGGTTCGAACGACCCCGGTTGTGGCATTAATATGTCGCCAGGTATCCACCTGGTTTTCATTTTTGTGGACCCGACCTTGAGATTCGTTAGCTCAATTAGGAACGAAAACCGTATCAGATTTCCTACAACCAACTTCAAGACCTTCGTTGGTAAGGCCGCTCTCGCGGTCGCAAGCGCACGCTCCAATTGCGTGCCATTTTGTAAAAACTGCTTAGCGAGAATTACATCTCGAATCTTTGGTACGGAATAGCTTTTTGTGCCGCCGTCCGTTTTCTGCCCACCGAACGCATCGCTAACGGTTTCCGACTCCTCTTGTTCTAAAAGGGTCTTTAGTTCTTGTTCGAGCATACTAGCGGTCCAAGGAAATGTTCTAATTTTATAATTTTATCGAACATATTCCCTCCTGAATAGGGCGCGCCCTCCATGTCTGCAGCCTCACCGCGCCGAGACTAAAGCCGAACTTCACATGGCCGGACCGAGACCCTATGGCGAGCATTGGGCAATCACTCAACGATTATTTCAGGGTGGCAAATGCTTCCGTCTGTTCCCGATACCAGCGTTGAAACTCCACCACCATCAGCGTCGTCTGCGCCGCATCCTCGGCTATTTTTTCGCAGACGGCGGGGTTGGCTTGCTGCCCGGCAGCAAGTACAGGGTTGGCGGGGGCTGCATCAGTTCCGGCGGTAGCGGTGGGAACTTCGGGCACTGCGCCGGGACCACTTGGGGCGTGGTGGCGCATGCGCCGAGGAACGCGGGCAAGCAGATCATGGCGATCAGCGATAATTTTGGCTTTTCCGGTTTCAAATTCATTCGAAATCTCCTGATTGATGGTGGTCTGATGGGTAGTGACCGCTGCGACCTTTGCGGCTTGCTTGGCTACGGTCAGGGCTTGCGCTGCCTTCTCGGCATCCCATTGGGCCGTGACGCGCTGTTCTCCATACCGGTAGCCGCTCACGAACACCGCCAGCGCGAGGGCAGCTACACCGATCCATCGCCATGGAAGTGCGGCAAGGATTTTGAGGATCGGAAACATCACGCGCCTCCTCCCGGCTCGGTCTTGGCCTTGAAACCCAGTGCGGCGCCACCGGCCGCGAGCGTGGCGCCCAGCCCGATGCCGAACGCCTGCATGTCGAATGGGTGGTCCTGGCCGACTACGGAATAGATCGCCAAGCCAAGAAATACGACCACGCCTTGCGCCCAGAGCACGCGACCGACGTCGAAACTCTCTCCGTCCGCCGTGGTGAAACAATCTTTCAGCAGTTTCATCATGCCGCCACCTCCATGGCTTGTTTGGCCGCCACATACAGAGCCTCGCGGCTCGCAAGGCCGTTGTGGCCGCCGTTGATAATCTCCGTGATCTTCACGAACTCGCCCGCATCGGCCAGTTCATTCAGGCCATGGGCCTGCCAAAACCAAGCCGCCGACAGCGCCGCATAGGGCTTTTGCTCGAGCAATGCGGGATTCACGTCCAGCGCCAGGCCGAGCGCGTTGCCGCAGCGCAGGTAGTTGTCGTAGCCGGTGATCTGGATCAGTCCACGGCCCTTGTAAAACCGGCCAGGGTTGCCGCCGGATTTCTTGATCGCATCCGGCTTGGTGTTGCCCAAGTCTGCACGTCTGCCATACCGCGCCTGCGCGGCGGTCGGCCCCCAAATTTCGGCGGTGTAGAGCAGGTGATCAGACTCGTGGCCGATCTGGGCGAGAAAAGCGGCCTGGCGCTGCGGCGTGTCGATTCCATGGGCAGCCATCGAGTCCTCGATGGGCTTGAGCCAGGACTGAGCCCGGGAGATTGATGCGCCGGTGGCGGCGGAAAGTTGTTGTGGGGTCATGGTCATACCTCGTGGTGGATGATTTCGATGTCGGAAAACCGGTACCCCTCGCGCCCATAGCGCTGGGCAATCCAGAGCGGGAACGGCAAATCGTGCTTGCCTTCGTCATGGCCGGTGTGGTGTTCGCGGCACAGCAGTTCGCCGTTGACGGTCATGTCGTCGACGAAGGTGTAGGGATCAGCCGGATCGAAATGGTCCCAGTCGAAATCTCTGGCCGCATCGCCCCACATGCCAGCGCGGCAATCGGTGGCAAAGCGCGCCCAGTCGATCATGTTGGCGAGGCTACGTTCGATCGGGTGGTGATGGGCTTCCAGGGGATGGCCGGATTCCTCGGCGGTCAGGCCACATACCCAGCAGCGGCCGCCCTCGCGCTGGATCAGCTGCTCGCGGGTGCGATGAAACAGCGGCGTCGCGGTCCTTGGTTCGTGTCCCGGAATGTTGACGTCCACCACCAGGGTTTCCTTCTCTGCATGGATGTCGTCGACGCTCATTTTTGATTCCCCCCATGGAACGCGGTCCAGATGATGGCAAGCGCCGAGCCGATGGCAGCCATCCATTTCACGACCGCAAGGAATCCCTTCGCGGCGCGCCAGGCGTCCACCAGGTCGGTGACGCTTGCTTTCAATTCCTGGGTTGCCCCTTTCAGTTCCGCGACCTCGCGCTTGAGCTCGGCCAGCTCGCTTTCGTTCGGGTTGTCTTGCATTGCGTCCTCCTTGTGACTTTTGGGCATAAAAAAACCGCCCGGGGGCGGTTGATGGATGGGTGCTGCGGTAAACGCGTCAGTAATTCGCGCGAATCACATAGCCTTCCAGCGTGATCACTTCATTTGCGGCGGCCGCCTGCGCCTCGAGGAACAGGATCTGGTTCTGCGAGAAATCGACTGCAATCCCCCCGGAAATGTAGGTGTTGTTGAGTGAGTACATCTGGCTATTGAGCGCCCCCCGGTTGATCAGCCACCAGTGGTAGGGCTGCGAACCGGCGGAGAAGTTATTTGAATCGATGTAGGTCGAGCCGATGATCCATTTGGTCAGCTTGTTGTTGGAGGACGAGGTGCCATCGAAGAAAGTGTGGCATTCCAGCGACCCGTTGGCCGATATGGTCCCCGCAGGGATTGCGATGCTGGCGAAGGTGACGTAGGCATTGATCGACGTCACGGTTGGTGTGCCGAGCCCGGCAGCATAGGCAAGCTGGATGGTGAAGGCCGTGGTGCTGTCGACTGACAGCACCTTGTAGAATCCTGATACCCCGGTGCCGCCTGCCCAGGCGACATAGATGCTCGCACCGACGGCCGGCGTTGCCGTCAGCCCATGCACCCCGGTGCTGGACAGTTGTACGTTACCGGCATTGTTCGCGTAGGTGGCGCTAGTAAAGGTCGAGGCCACCGCAACGAACGAGAGCGGGACAGCGCTTTGCGCGAGGATTTTCGTGGCATTGCCGCTGTTAGGCTGCAGGTTGCCGGTGATGCGCTCGTCCGTGATCATGGTATTGGTGATCGCGGTGGAGGATGTCTGCAGCAGCACCTGGGCGAGCGGGTAGTATCCGGCAGGTATCGCGGGCGGTGATGGGGAGGCAGCCTCCGTTCCCGTCACCGTGAGTATTGCCCCGCTTGCCGGATTGATCACGATCCGGTCGATGCGCGGGTTCGATACCGGGGCGGTGAAAGTGCCGGTCGTCTGCGCGGCAACCGGGGTAAGCGCGCCGCCGCCGAACACGGCTCCTGCATCGATGGCCACGGTCATGTTGGCGGTCGCCTGTGCGTGCGGCGCAAAGGGTCCTGCCAGGCGGTACATCACCGAAATGTCGGCATCGATCGACGCCTTGTAGGTCGTCGCATCCTGCGTCGTGAAATTGGTCTGGTTGAATGTGGCAACCGTCATGTCATCTCCTGCTCGTTACATGTCAAAGGTGGGCGTGAACATCGACAGGCAGGGCGTTCCCTGCGCCGTGTTGATCACAACCTTGGTCTTGATGAAGCGGGCCGTGAGAGTCCCGTTGCCCCACTGGCTGTAGCCGGAATAGGTCACCCCGTCGGCGCTGCTGTCGACCCAGAACTGCGGGTTGTTGGATCCACCCGGGATCGGCAGCGTGCCGGCAAAGGCGGCCCAGGCCCTCACGGTTTTCGAGGCACCGAGGTCGACGATCTGGGCGGATTCGAAGGCGCACGAGGGATAGGGGTTCGGTACCAGCTTGTTGAAGGTGTCCCACAGGTCGGCGTTGGCCAGATTCTGGCTTTGCGGCACGAGTTTGCCGGTCCAATGCTCGACCATGTGGGTGAGCGTCCCCGGCCACTGCGGCGCCTCGGTGAGAGTTGCCTGCACCGTCAGGGTGTCGGCCACCGTAAAATTCTGCACGATGGGCTGCGAATAGGTGCCGCTCGCATCCCTTGCCGCCAGCAGGAAGGTCCAGGTACCCGGCACCATGCCGGTGGTGGTGAAGGAGGTGTAGGCAATCCCTGTCGCCAGCACCACGCCGTCGTTCCAATTCGCGCTGTTGCCCTGCGGCGCATAGCGGAGCTCGTAGCTGACGCCCGTTGTTGGGGACGCCACCCAGCTGAATTGCATGGCGGTACCCGATTGCGACACCGACAGACCGGAAGGGGCGGCGGGCGGCGCCAGTTGCCCGGCAATCGTGAAGGGTACCGATGGAATGTCGGCGATGTTCTGTACCCCGGCACCCACCTGGTTGAAGGCCACGAACTTGAAATACACCGTGGACCCGGCCAGCTGCGGATTGTAGGGATAGCGGAACAGCCCCGCGTCGCAACGGATGAAACGCGCGCCCGTGCTCGAGCCCTGGGCGCTGTTGTACAGCCCTCGGTGCAGATAGCTCAGGTTGTATCTGGACGTGGCCGTGAGCGATGCATCGCGCCAGGCGAGAAACTCGCTCCCTACCAGCGACAAAGTGCCGTAGGTGTCGACGGTGGTCTGGTTGACGCTGCTCAACACGCCTGCGCTCATGGTGAGATCGACCGCCAGGGTGTCGCTGGTATCGGGGTCGGTGCTGGATGCCGCGAGGTTCGCCGTGGTCACCCCGGCAACGGAATTGCCCCGGATGCTGCCGATGCTGAAGAAGGTCGCATCGTCGTAACTCATCCAGATTTGGGAGCCGCCATAGTTCGCATCGAGGTTGGTGACCGCCATCCAGATCTCATAGCCGCTGGGCGCCAGGGCCGAGGGAGCCAGAAACAGCTCGGCGCTGGACAGAATCGCCGGCACCACGCCCCAGTTCGGGTTGTACCCGGTCGCAGGCGGCGGCGTGCCAGCAGCCGGGTTATAGAACGCCTCGGCGTATTGTTCGGCCGTGATCTCCAGCAGTCCGTCCTCTCCTTCCTGGATCTCGGTGATGCGCACCGGTGTCTTGTTCATCCCGAGCATGGGGTCGGTCAGCGTCACCACGTCCATCGGTTCCAGCAGGCAGTATTTCTGGGAGAGCTTGAACTGGAAGGTGTTGAGGATGTAGAGCTCGCGCTGCAGGATCGCCTGGGCCACGAGCTGCGCGACATTCCCTAGGCAGACCGAATGCAGGGTCACCGTGGGTTTCGAGCGCATGCCGTAGATTTCCAGCGCCGACTGGTCGCGCGCGGTGGCCGGTGCTGCGGTGTAGTCGTTGCTCCGGTCGAGGTATTCCACAGTCACGTCGTTGTAGGCGTCGGCCCGGCGCTTGCGCGTGACGACGATCGGGTCCTCGGCGCTCTTGATGATGAAGTCGTCATCAGTCAGGTCGTAGACGGCGGTGGCGACCTGATCGTAGGGGATGATCTTGATCTGCTTTTCCGACCAGACGATGCCGGCATTGGCAATCCGCGCCCATTCGGCGAGCCAGTCGTGCGCGGGGCGCTGGGTTGCCACCGCCGGACTGATCAGGATGCCATTGGCGCTGCAGTAGTTCGCGAGCGCCGTGTAGTCGCCCAGATTCGCCCCTGGAAACAGCACCCCGTAATGCGGGTTGGTCAGAAAATCGGTGATCACGTCCTTCGGATTCACGTCCACCACGCCGGCGCTGGTGAAGATACCTTGGACTTCGAACAGGTGGTTACCGAGCGACCCCGTGCCCAGGTCATAGTTGGCGAAGGCGGCATAGGCCGAGCCCTGATAGCCGATGGCCTGTGTCGGGTGGTTGGTGGTGAGGTAGCCCCAGGGCGATTGCGGGTAGGTGCCGGTGAAGATCGTAAATCCCACCGCCGCCGGATTGGCGTAGGTGACCTGGTTGCGCCAGATGCGAGTCACACCTTGGACCGGCCCCTCCGCGAGTTCGAAGCAAACCGTCGCGGTGTAGGTGTAGTTGGTGTTCGAGATTGTGGTGCCGCCACCCTTGCCGCCGGCATTGGTCGTGGTGGTATGTGGAACCACCGTCCAGTCGGTGTAATACATCAGGGTGGGCGAGACACGCGCGGTGCCGTAAACAATCGGCACCGGCTTGCTGTAGCCGGCCTGCTGGATCTGCAATCCCGCCAGCACCGGGGTCTGCCATCCGGAAGGCTGCGCGCCGCCGCCGAACAGTCCGCTCATGGCTTCCTCCACGGATCGAAAAACTTGACCGGCCGCACCTCGAGCCCGCCGCGCGAGGCATCCCCCATTACCACCCGTCTTTCCGGACGGTGGGCATGGATGATCACGGGCCAGTCGACGATGATGGCGGCGTGAGAATAGATGCGTCCGAATTTCCATAGGGCGATGTTGCCGGGCGCGGGCTCGGTGACTTCCGCCGCATACTGCCGGATGCCGTCGAGGTAGGTTTCCTCGTTGCGATGCAGCATGATGTCAGCGGGATACTCGGGGATCGCGATCGTTTGCGGATCGATGCCTACGGCGTCGAACACCCCGGAATGGGTGTAGACCTCATGAAGCAGCAGCAGGCAATCGACCCCGGCTCCCTTGACGCGCGCGCGGTGGTGATAAGGCGTGCCGAGCCAGGTGCGTGCCTCGGCGATCGCAGCATTTCTGGTTCCTTGATCCATCACATGCTCGCGGTGGGAGATGGCACGAACGGCCAGCCCCGGAAGTTCAGCAGGTTGTTGAAGGTGCCTGAGCAGGTCGCTTGTGCTTTGTTGCAGCCTGGGTAGGCGTTGAAGGTGTCGCCCGTAGCCGGTGCCGATTGCAGCGGGGCCATGAGCGTCAGCGTGGCCGTGCCGGACGTCAGCGCATGCGCCTTGATCGTGGCCGAGACGCCAGCATTGAGGCCGGAGGTGAACGTGATCGTGCCGAAGCTGAAATATCCGGCTGCCTGGGCGAGCGACGAGGTTTCGATCGCGCTCGAGGAGGATCCCGCCGCAACCGTCCCGGCGGCCGCAAAGGACGCCTTGGCGAGCGTGCATCCGGCATCGAACAGGTTGTGAATACAGCCAGGAGAAATCAGGTTCCTCGGCATGCTGATGTTCAGGAGTTCCAGTTTCGAGCTTACGGTGAGTTCCACTGCGGTCCGCGAAGGCTTGACCTCGGTCACGTCCCCGAAAAACACGTTCAGCGTGCCCGCCGACGTGTCGCCGAAGGTGTTCATGTAGCAGCGGTCCACGCTCACCGTTGCGCCATCGAATCCGCCATTAGCGGCGAACTGCGGAAAAGGCACGCCCTGGATCAATTCGCCTGCACCACCGAATATCTGGATGGTCAGGGTGTCGACCTGGACGCCGATGGACGTTTTGGCGCCTGAGCGCCGGATGCGCGGAGCGGTGCAGGCATAGTAATTGCCGCCGTAGTTCAGCCCGCCGTCGGCATTGGTGTAGTAGAGCGTGCCGCCATTCACGAGCGAGATCGTGAAGAGATCGGCGTACAGGTATTGGTTTGCGGCAAGCAGTGCAACGAGAGCGGGAGATGCTGCTTTCATGATCACACCTTGTTGAGTGGGCTGCCGACGAAGGACAGTTGCTTGAGTTCGTAGAGCTGGTACATGAACTGGTTGAAGTCCGCCCGGTCGGCAGAAAAGCGCACCCGGTAATAAAAATTCCCCGTCCAGGTCAGCACCGCGCCCGATGCAGGGGCTGTCGTGAAGGTGACAAGCCCCGTGGAACTGACCTGGCACTGATTGCCGATCCCGACCGTCTGCTGCACGCCGTTGAGGTAGATGCTGGGCGTGCCGTTGAGGTTTTGCACCGGCTCGATGAAGCCGCCGTAGGCGCGTATCAACTGGAATGCGGTCGTCACGCCGTCGCCCGTGCCGAATCCCTGGTTGGTCACGGCATTGTCGGAGGGGTCGCTGTAGAGGAATGCCGCGAAACTGCCCTGTTGCTGCAGGAAGAAGCCCATCAGCGTCTTGAGTTCGTTGGTTGCGTTGTCGCGCAGCAGGTCGTAGGCGAGCGAGAAGGTCCACAGCGGATACTGCATGAGCGCGGTGCGCACCTCAAACCCCGAGACGGCGCGATGCGACAGGGTGTTGAACTGCGGGGTCTTCTGCACGTTCCAGGACAATCCTGGCAGCGCCGGAAAGATTTGCATGGCTTTATCCTCGATGTTGCCGGTAAATTCGATCAGGAGCGCGTAGATCGCGTCCGTCCAGGACCAGTCATTGGCGTAGCGCGCGTATTCCACCGAGGCATAGAGCGTCGGTGCGATGGTTTCGGTCCACATCGCCCCCATGGCGTGGGTGTCTTTCACCATCGGATTCTCGATGGCCGCGCTGTTGTGGTACGGATCGACCCGGTATTCGTGGATCGGGATCCAGTCTGCGGTCTGCATCGAGGGGCGAGTGTCGCGCGAGGTGCGCTGGTAAAACGCCAGCAAGCCTTCCCAGGCAGCGAGGTCGTTTGCCGTGGGCGACAACGGAAAACTCACCGTGCCGCCGGCGCGCGCGCCGTTGATGAGCATCCCGTAGGCGTTCAGGATCTCCGCTGCTTCCCAGCCGGTATGCGACGTGGAAAACGCCCCCACCAGATCGTCCGAGAGATAGGCATTCCCGGTTGCCCCGCTGCCGTCGCCCATGACCTGGCATGCGATCGAGGTGATCCCGGCGCCCGGGTTCGTCACGTCATAGTGGGTGATCTTGCCGCCGGCGATATAGGCCGTTGCCGTGGGGGCCGTCGCGCCGCTGTTGACCGTAAACACCACGCTCGCCATGGTGTAGCCCGAGCCTTCGGCGGTCGGGTAAATTCCGGCAAGCGTGCCGGTCGCGGTCTGGCGGCAGGTCGCGAACATCGAGTCCAGCATGCGCCGGTACCATTTGAGGGCGAGGGCATCCCCATCCACCCAGTATTTGTAGATGCAGGCGGCGGCGACACATGCGAAGGAATAGACCGGCTGATAGGTGTAACCCACCGTGCCGTCCGGATAGAAGTCCGAAGGCGGCGCCCAGTCGTTGCCGGAGGCGACGATGTTCTGATCCAGCCATGCCATCCAGGAATCGAGAATGGTCTTTGCCGTGCCCGAGCGCGAATAGTAGTAGAACTGCGCGCACGAGAGCAGCGCCCGGTACATGTAGCCGTACCAGTCGTCGGTATCCGGGTAGTACCACTGGTTGTAGGTCGAGGGCTGCAGGCTCCCGGCGACATAGCCGGAGGTGTTCAGCGCCTCCCAGGATGGCCTGCCGTATCGCGGCACGAAGGGGCCTTTGAGTTTGGCCGGCCACCAGGCGGCATACTGGTTCTGCGCATCCAGCATGAAGTCGAGCATCATGCCGGAAACCTGGCGCCCGTTGTCCGGATTGGAAATCCCGCTCCAGTACCAGCCGGCGAGCCAGTTGTAGCCAACCGCCGAGGGTCCGCGCCAGGAGCCGTAGCCGATGTAACCCAGGCTGTCCGTCCATTTGTAGGTCCAGCGCGGGATGCCCTGGTAGCGCACCGGGTCGGACGCCGGGCCATCCTGCAGCGTGATCTGGAAATCGATCTCCTTGAAGGTGACCTGATAGGCTTGATTCAGGCTGTTCGACGGAAAGGAGATCTGCACGCCGTTGAGTAGCGCCGGGTTGGTGCCCGCCATCGTCGCGACTGCGTCATAGCGCATGTTGTCAAAGGCGATGGTGTTGGCGGTGCAAGCGGGATAGTTCTGCAGCACCGCGTACCAGGAGTTCTCGATGATGGAAAACGTGATCGGGCTTCCCACGGCGTCGAACTTGAATTCCTGCACGGGGTGCGAGAAGGTGCCTTGCGAGAACCCGACCTGATCAGCTCCCCAATAGAGCCCTGCCGCCGGAACATCGCCCCAGTAACAGGGCTGCACCGGGGCATAGATCTGGCACTGCGGCATCGGGATCGAGCCCACCCACGGAATGGCAAAGCTGTTCTTGCCGGCCACCCAGGAGAACCACACCACGTGGCTCACCCCATTTGCATCCACGGCAGTGAGCGTGCCGATGCCGGGTTGGGCTGCATAGAAATCGAAATTAAGATGCGATGTGCCGGCGCTCGACTGCGCGGCGGAGCCGAAATAGCAACCGGCGTAGCCGTACCCGTTGCCGGTGAAATCGTACTGGAACTGGGTGCGGATGCGCCGGTTGGGCGCATCGACCGCATGGATCAGGGCGGCCACATTGCTGCCGTAAGTTCCGATGTAGCTGTAGTCCTGGTGCAACGAATCGTAGACGACGTTGCCGACCTTCCAGAAGTCGGATTGCGCGAGCGACACGGTCACGGCGCCATGCGCATCGGTCGGGATCATCGTGATCCGGCGGAAATAATCCCCGTTCGTCGACTTCGCGGGATCGGTATTCAGGTTGACCAGGACCGAGCGTCCGGAGCCGTCACCGATCAGCGTGACGTCAAGCGAAGAGAACGCCGCGCCCGCCGGAATATTGATGGTCGGCCACAGGCCAAAGCCCGAGTAGTTCCAGGGTGGGCCGCCGCTATTAACCGTCGTCTCGATCTCGAGGCCAGCGGGCGAATTGACGACCGCAAAGGGCGTGGTGGGCGCCCAGTAGTCGTAGTAGCCGACCTCGCCATCGAGGGCCGAGAACGGGATGTCGAAGCGCACGTGGTTGCTGTCCCAGCGCCCGGCATCGAGCAGGGCATGGCCGATGCGGTCGGCGAGCTTTTTGTATTTCTCGTTTCCGGAACTGAGGTAGGCGTGATACAGCGACACCATCAGATAGTCGTCGCCATCGTTCGCCGTGCCCTGGTAGGGATCGACGTGCAGTTGCGGCCAGCCTTCCATGGACTGACCCTTGACGGAAAAGGTCCCGTCCCGGTAGGAATAGTACGCCTGCAGTTGTGTTCCCGGCGCGACCGAGGCCAGCACCGGCACCGTGGTCGAGAGCACGCCGCCTGAATAGAGGTTCACCGCCTGCTGTGTCACATCGGCGTAGTTGGCCGTGTCCGTCCCCGTGAAATCGGCCATGAACGCCTGGTAACGCGGGGTCGCCGATGGATTGAAAAGCCCGCGCACCCAGGTGACGTTGCCGCCAAACCAGGACTGCGGGATCACGACCTGGCGTCCCGTGGGACCGCCCGCCTGAACCGATAGCACTGCCGAGATGCCACCTGCGTTGAGCGCGGTATTGTTGCCGCATAGATTCGATTGCAGCGGCTCTCCCCCCAGGATGTCGGTGTAGGCATCCGAAAGGCCGTTCGACACCCGGGGCGTCGGATAGAGCTGCAGACGTGGTGCGGGTGCGACGCCCATGGATCAGGCCGGCAGGACGTTGACGAAATTGCGCCCCATCTGTTTGAGCAGCTGCTGCAGGTCGGCCACCGAAATCCGGTCTTGCGGCTGGCCGTGGATGTGGATCGCGCCGCCCCCGCCATTGCCGATCAGTCGGTCGAGGCCTGCCGCCTTGTCGGCAGGCAGGATGGTCTCACTCCGGTGCACGAAGTTCAGCCGGTCGGTCGGGATCTGCCAGTCGCCGCCGGCCGACGATGCGACGCTGCCGGCAACGCCTGCGACGGTCGCCATCGCGGCGGGCGCGGCGCCGGCGGCCACGGCAGGTCCCACATAGGGAATGCCGGACAGCGCCGCCCAGACGCCCGAGAACGCCTTGGCGGCATCGTTCATGATGGCTTTGACGACAGTCAAGGCGCTTGACGCCAGCCCCGCCGAATTCGCCGACTGCTCGGCCGCCGTGCGCGTTGCGGTCCCGGTCACGGTGGCGGCGGTCTTGGCCATTTCGTTCGCCGCCCATTGCGTCACCATCTTGACGCCGGCATTGATGAACTCGGCCACCACCGAACCCAGGATATTCTTCATCCCCTTCTGCCAGGTGGTAGTGCCCATGATCATGCCCTTGATGGTGGTGTCGAACGCTTGGGCGATGGGCTGAAAGGCCCTCTGCCAGGCCTGGGCCGAGGCGGCCGCCGCCTGGGTGTGCATCTTTTCCAGGTCGAGCGCGTGCTTCTGCTGGATCTGCGCAAGCTGGTCGAGTTGCTTCTGCAGCGCTACCGGATCGTAATTGGGGTCGCCCTGCATGAGCGCAATGCGTTTCTGCTGCGCCTCCGCCTCGATCCGGTATTTCTTCTCCTCATAAGCCTGCTGGATCTGCAGCAACTGGTCATGAGTGATCTGGCCGGATTGCAGTTGCGTCTGCGCCTTCTGCTCATCGAGCGCCACCTCGCCGAGCGCCTGGTTACGGGAAGCCTGAATGGATTCTTCAGCCAGCTTTTGCCGATCGGAGGCTTCCTT